ACCCACTCTTCGTGTTATCCGGTTTCTCACCGGCCCAGGATGTTTTCCCCTTTTGGGGGAGACAGAGCCATAAACTAAAGAGATTATCCCTTTAGCGATTGGTTACTGACACCAGCTCTCGACTTTACAGCCAAGGGCCCATGTCATGCCACTGTGCAACCGTAGAACGAGCCATCTTCATCACCGACTTACCAGGTTCCGGAACATCATTACTTGTTTCGGGCTTGTCCTCGCTACCACTGTCTTGCATTTCTGCAAGGCGGATGGCAGATAGGAGAGGGTGAAGACGTTCGGCCAGCCATGGGAAGCTTAAGTTTTGCTCAAGCTCACCCCAACGGTTAACCGAAAGAGACTCATCTACAGCACGGTTTCTGAAGAAGCTAGTAATTAGCCTTCTCCGCTCGAGATCCCACAAATGGCTCAATAACAAGCCATGTGCTCCACTCTTGAAGGTTTTTCCTTCATCCGTCACGTGCACAACCTCCCATCCTTCGACGAGAGATAACATCCTTTTTTGGAACGCTTTGTTCCAGTAAAGTTTGCTTGCACGTGTAGGAGTAGCCTCATCCCAATTAGAGATGAAGCCACCATCCCCGAGCCCCTCATCTATCCGAAGTTTAAATTCATTCGGTATAGAGGAGACAAGGAAATCGAATACGGCCCGTAACCTAACGTCGCAAGAGCAATAGTTGTTCCTGCGATGAGCTAGGCGACGGACGGCATTCGCCAACTTAAAAACAGCCGGAATGGTTGAGAGCTTACCCTTAAGGTAAATGGGCGTTACCTCGACACCTGAGTAATAGTGCTTACCACAGGATTCACGAAACGGAGACACGTAGTGTGTCTTCCGAGTATTTATCGTGAACCCATAGAAGAGGCACATCTCAGAGAATAAATCTACACAAACCGTCGGGATGACTACATCGTCACCGTAGACGTTCACAAACAAACCGCTCTCTGTTCCGAGCGGGGTCTGTAAGTATTCTGCGCAACATATTCCTATGGCGTAGAATATCAGCGACTCGACCTCGAAGGTAAACCCGTTCCCCATGCTGGAGAACTTGTTCCAACGAGACCAAGCACCGTGTAGATACCCGTGATGAGACCGGCACGCATTCATGAGCCAGGCCCATCGAGGAGGAAATAATTCCTCGACAACCCACTCAGCAATGCTATCACTAGCAGATGAGAAATCAAGAGTCGCAACTTTCCCGGTTTTCGAGCCGAGAAGCGCTAACTCCTGGTTCTTACTCTGCTTAGTAAGGTCGATCCCAAAGCGCAAGAGACGCCGCCGCATATTAATGCCAATCGCTTTTTGGAACCAAATATTGAAACCAGGTTCCTGAGCGATGACACGGTCTGCAGTAGCATCTTTGGCGACAGTGATGACCTTGTTCCCTCGTTCTCCCGAGAAATGACTTCCCCGAGATACGAAGTGGTTAAACCATAGTGGGTATGAATCCACTAGGGCTTCCACAGGAAACAAAGCAAATAACCTACGTGTCATTCCAATTTCGTATTGGAACTTGTTGGTCGAACTGGCGTACCTCCGCGGTATGAATGTGGAAGAGCCAGGGCCCCAATTTGCCATGCTTAACAGATCTTGATAACAAAACTCACCTAAAACAGTGGAAATTTTCCGTATAATTGCGTTATGCAACCATACGGTATGACCCACGAAACAGGGGTCATACTCCAGATGTTTAAAGAATGAGTTAGTAACTCTACAGGATCGTTCGAATTTCTCGAATTTATCCAGCGCCCGCTGCTCCAGATCAAAGCCTGTTTCTAAGAAATCGGCTTTAGAAAGGA